CAGCAGTATAATGTTTGGTTGGGTAACCCCCTCATCGTCAGGGCGGTAAAAAACGCCCCACGTTGTGCAAGCCGAATAGTCGGAGCGTTGTGTTTTTAAAAACGCCGTATCCCAAGACTGAATAATGAACTCACAGGGCGGTGGCCTTTCGTCTTCCCACTCACGCCACCACTCCCGCTTGACCAGCGCACCTTCCTCGGAAGTTGGGTTTTGCTGATACTGAGCGTTCCACTTGGGCGCTGGCAGTTCATTGCGAAGGGCGGTCAACTCCTCTAAAGACCAAAACTCAGGCCACAAAGCGTTGCCTGATGGCATGATCGCGGGAAACTCAATCACCTCCCACTCATCTACACCAACACGCTGCACTGATGACTTTATGATTTGTCCCGTCAGATCGCGCTTGTGCCACCGAGTCATCACTACGATAATCGCGCCACCAGGCTGTAAACGCTGACGTGGGCCTGATGTGTACCAGTCATACACTCGATCAAACACGCTAGGATCTGCACTCTGGCCTTCCTGCTCAGAATGCGGGTCATCGATGATCAGCAGATCCGCACCTTTACCAGTCACGGCACCACCAACACCAATAGCGAAGTATTCACCGTTCTTACTAGTGCTCCATCGACCAGCAGCCTTACTGTCAGATCGCAATCCTAAATTAGGGAAGACTGACTTGTAGTCATCACTATCGACTAGGTTTCGCACCTTACGACCAAAGCCCACAGACAACTCTGCGGTATGTGCCGTCTGGATGATCTTTTTCTCAGGGAACCGACCTAGGAACCAAGCAGGTAACAGATACGAAGCAAACTCTGATTTGGTGTGCCTCGGCGGCATGTTAACGATAAGACGTTTTAACTCACCATTAGCAACACGCTCGAAAGCATCTGCCATGATTTTGTGGTGCCGCCCCTCAATAAACGCAGGCCAGACATACTTCGTGAAACCCATGAAACTGTCACGGGCAGCTTCTTTACGCTCCGCTTCTTCCAAAGATTCTAAAAGATCTAGGATCTCTTTCTGCTCTTCAATCGGAAGATTCGGTATGGATTTGAGAAGCTCAGGATCTATTTTTGGCATAAAGCTATGAGGACGTACTCTTGAGAACGTCCGCTAAGAACGTTAACTGTTTCTCAGGCCACCGACCACCCCTAGGTGGCCTACGTCCGTAATCTCGAACGTCCTCTGTTAACTTTCGTCACGTTAGCACATTGAGTCGCTTGACAACGTATGTCAACAACTATCGCAAATTTTTTTAAAAATTTTTTTCGTGCATGGGACTCCTGGAGCACTTCCTGAGAAAAAAGGGGTCGTTGTACATTGGTTTTCTGGTTTGCCCAGAATTTTGGTAATCGTTTGTGCGTTTTACTATGTATATGTAGACCGGCGCACGCACGCATAGGGGGGGGTGGCCCAGGGCCTGCCTCGAGCACGGCCCAGAAAAACGGGCTCCCCTTATGACAACCGTTATGGTTCGTTGTACGTTGGATACAAACTGTTGGGATTAGTGAAGCGGTTCGTTAGACTCTTCTGCTTTGGCTAGTCTTTTCTGGATTTCGGCAGCGACTTCCTCTGCCGTTCTCTCTGTCGTCACCTGTTCCACCTTGTCGCTGAACAATGCAACCGTCCTACCAAGTAACTGCGCCGCGGTTAGTTGGGCTTGCGTCGGTTCGTCTCCCGTTGTCGGATCAATGCCGTCTTCAGTCCAGCGTCGAAGCTTGCCCACGACAAGCTCTCTGTCAGAGACCGCTTTGCGGGATATCGCCCGATGCTTTTGCGCCGTAATCTGATCAACCCTTGCGGTAACCTTGGGGTTCTTCATCAGCCGACTCGCCTCACTGTGGACTGTCGAATCCTTGCCGCTGCTGTTGAAAGCTTGGCGATACGCTGCCGACTGATCACTACCCCCAGCGATTAACTGCGCGAAGTGCTCTTGCTTTGGTGTGAGTTTGTCTGCCATCGCCGACTCCTGATGAAAACATCATTTTGATTTGCCTATATAGGTACAGCAAACCCACGCCCCACATACCATAGCCTTTATCAATCAATAAGCCTGCCTTCGATAGAAACAAACGATGTAAATAATTCCCCTCATTGGTCGTTGTACACTTGACATGGTATTCCCCAACCCACAATATCCGCTCATCACTTACGACATAGGACAGACGACATGGCGATTCAGACAACCGAGCAAGCTTTCGTTCACTCAGTAGACAAAGAGTTTCAAGCAATCCTGAAATCCAACCCAGAGATCAGAGAAGAGATTGAGGCCATCATCAACGACTGCTTAGTGGATAGAGGTTGGAGTGTTCATTCCCTAATCGACTGGAAAGCCAGTTTTGATGTGACGTTCATTGAAGAGACCTACGAGGACGAGGAGTAACCCATGATTGCAACATCCACCACTACCGCAAAGGCCACTGCTCGTGCAGTGCGCCTCTGGATCGAAGGCGCGAAGCTCAACGCAGCGGGATTCACTCCCGACACCGCGTACAACGTCATGGTACGCGATACCACCATCACGCTGCTTGTCTCCGACATGGGTGAGCGCAGAGTGACCAAAGCCACCCGCAAGGGTAAGGCTCGCCCGATAATTGATCTGCACTCAAAAGAGGTCGCAGCAGTTTTCCCAGCCGGAACCAAGGTACATGTCCGTTACCAGCGCGACATGATCATTTTCTCACAATCATTGGAGTCCTAATATGAACGCACCCTATACCCAAGCCGACGGCAAGTGGCACAGTGAGTACATGGCGATGGTGAAGACCATGTCCACCGATTCACTGAACTATGTAATTCAAGATTGCCGCAACGCGATAGAGGCGTTGCCTGAGAATCCGAAGTGTGAGCAGTACATGGACGAGATCCACTACTGCGCTATGGAACTGCGTATCCGCGATAAAGCATCAGCACCCCATGACGATGCCGTGATAGAGCAAATGAGACTCCATGCTGCGATATGCGACAACCCGACGCACCGTCACATCGCCGCAGCGCAAGATCAATTCGATATCGCAGAGCAAGCATACGATGTAGCCGACTATGCTCGGTGCTCCGACGCTTGCCATGTTGGGCTTAGAGTGTTGGGGGTGAAGTAATGCAGTTGATCGCAAACATTCTTTTTGGTCTGGGCATGCTGGCAGTGTCGCTACTGCTGATCACGTCAGGACTATTCCTGACTCATGCCTACTACATCTCACCCGAGGGGGCGCATTGGATATTTTCCTTCGTTGCACCCGCGTTCATCCTCCAAGGCTACGGCATGGTTGTAGTCTGGGTTTTACAGATGCGAGGAGATATCTGATGGAGACTATCGCAACCTACCGCGTGACAGAAGGCGATGATCGCCGCGAGTTCACAAACAAGTTTGACGCGCTGCGCTTCGCGGTGCGATCTGAGGGCATGACTGAAGTGTCACTGTGGCACCACACTGGCGAACGGTTAGCCAATGGTTTCGCCTACAAAGGTGAGCGCAGTCTCAAGATGGTAGACCGTGTCGTGCTGAACGCCAACGCTGATCACCCTTGGTTAACCCTTCTGCCTGAGACTTGGGTGTACTTGTACAGCGTAGTCGCCGAAGACTTAGCCCGTGCTGACGGGACAGTGCTGGAGACCTATGTCTGCCCTGACGGCGACACCCACTACACCGACGATGGTCAAGAAGCCTTCGAGAGATTTGCGGATCAAGCGGAGCAACTAATGATCGACTCAGGACTAAAACCAAGAGCTTACCTATGAAACTTACGACAGACAAAAAAACGGAGGAGCAAACAGCATGAGTGAATTGGAAAAGGCACTAGATGACATGCACAAAGCACTCTGCAAGTTGAACCAGAAAAAATTAGCCAATGCGCTGATTGATTATGTGTACGACTACGCAGACGAATTTGGATTGACCGACTTGATCAACGAGGAGTAAGCACCATGAGCAGTTTTGACAACAAAGAACAGTGCGATTCGTGCGGCGGGTATTTCCACGAGCGCAGCATGACATTCGAGGACAGTGCGATGTGCGTGACGTGCCGCGATGAGAGCACGGTCTGGTGCGACTACTGCGAGGAGCAAGTGCCAGCAGATGAGACTCACATTACCGAAGGCATCCCGCCTATGGAGATATGCAATCGCTGCGCGTTGGCATTCACCGACCGCGTTGCGGGGTTAGGTGCTAACGGCAACGACAGAGTCAGCCACCCCCGAGCGGTGAAGCTTGAGCCTTTTTTCCCTGAGCTTGAAGTGTACCACTCAGGTGGACGCAACTTTCACCTGACGCTAAAAAATGAAGACACCGACTGGTTGATCAACAAAGCAGTCAAAGTCGGCGCACATTACCAACCGTTGGGACTGCCAACCGGCACACAAGACTGGTGCATGTTCGGGTGTGGAAGCTTGTTTTTCTACAACACGCTGGCCGATGGAATACAAACCATCATGCTGCTGATGGACAAGGGAGTGCGTCACGATGAGTCCTTCTAGAGAAATTCATGCTTACGAAATGCTGCAAACCGCATGCGATCTCACGGGGGCCGTGATTAGTGCCTACATTGAAGAGGACAACCCCAATGGGTTTGACCAGGACGGCTACCCGATAGTACACGATCTAGGCGCACCAACTCCGCTAGAGGACGCGATACACGCGCTCACCGAGTGGGCATTCAACTGGCACGGTCTAGGCGAACCGCCCAAGGTAAAGAACGAGGCTGAGTATGCGCGGGCAATCCTTCACAGAGTGCAAAACAAGTATGCGCCAGACATTGCACAAGACACAACCAACGGCTAGACTATTAACCAACAACTCATAACAGTTAAGGAACAACCCATGAAAAAAGAACTTAAAAAGCAGATCGTTGACCAGATCATTGAGATAGTCGGCGAAGGCGGATCGTTTCAAGCAGGATTCTCCACGCTAACCGCGATGCCAACCAACGCACTCACGGGCGAAAAGTACCGTGGATTCAACGCCTTTTGGCTGGGCTTCTTTGGATGCACCAAGGTGGCTACGCTCAAGCAGTGGGCGCAACTGGGCTATGACTGCGCCGGACTAGGTAAGAAGGACAAGAACGTGGGCATCAGAATCACCAAGGGCTTCAATCTGTACGACAAAGAAGAACAGCCCGATGGTTCCATCCAGAAGAAGTACAAGGGGAAGGGCTTTGGTTCCGCTATCGTCTACCGTGCCGAGGACGTTGCCTCATTCGAGGACGGGTCACCATACCCGATAGAGGTGCCTGAGATGATTGATACCACCGAGCGTAACGCCAAGGTGGACGCATTCATTGCCAATTATCACAAGGCTACGGGCGTGAAGCTTACCCGCAACCCTGTGGGCGGTGCCTTCTACCAGCCATCTACCGACACCATCAACATGCCGAAGCCGGAGCAGTTCAACGACACACTTACCAGCACCGCCACAGAAAACATGTACAGCACACACTTGCATGAGGCAGGTCACTCCACGGGACACAAGTCACGGCTCAATCGACTGGAGGACAAGAGCAAGCGAGGCTACGCCTTCGAGGAACTCATTGCAGAACTTACCGCAGCGATGCTCTGCGTGGAGTTGGGCGTGACCAACGAAGCGCGAGAAGATCACGGGCATTACGTTGCTTCATGGTTGACCGCACTTGGCAATGATGTTGACTACATATTCAAGGCCGCAGCCGAAGCGCAGAAGGCGGTGGATTACATCGTCAAGGCACAACCTGAGAACCAGACCGAGGAGGCCGCATAGCGGCCCTATGGGAGCCACAGTGAGCGATTCGTTTTACATCTTGACCGCCACCCATGATGACCAGGCAGGTCAGAACAAAACAACGTTCAGCACAGAGGTGGCGTTGCAATGGTGCAA